AGCATGATTTGCGCCATCCGGCTGAGAAGCCGCAACAGCAACCAGCACGCTGCAACACGCAGGAGGAAGTGCGCGAGGTGTGCAAGCGGTTCTTTGACAAGCCGGGATTTCTGGTCACGTTTGAGGATGATACGTGGCGATTCCAGTGCAAGGGTGCTGAGGACTCAGGCCACATGAGCGTGCCGTTGCGTGTGATCCAGTGGAAGGCAGAAGTTGTATCGCGTGGTGCCAACGCGCCGAAGCTGGTCAAGATCGACGGCGAAGTGATGATGGGGGCGTGATTAAGAGTAGCAAAGCCCGCAAGATTGTGGCTCGCCTTGCTGGTATAGAAGAGTCAAAGTCAGGGCCATTGATGATAGGTTATCTGCCTACCGCTTTAGATTGGTATAGGTTTCTGTATCACCATGTCAGAACCAAGTCTTTCAGATAACCTCCGCAAGAAATCCATCCACGACCTGCGTGTGATGGCTCAAGCGTTCGGCGTGCATGATGTGTTCGAAAAAGACCAAGCGCATCTGCTTCAGGAAATCGAGCTGAAGCACAGGCCCGCGCAGCCAAAGATCGAACTGCCGCCACTGCCAGCCTATGACTCACGGTTGATGAGCAAGCCGCCTAGCAAGCGAAGCAACTGCGAAGAACTTGTGCCGCTGATGGAGCCCTATATCGCCAAGGGGCTGAAGCTGAGCTTTGACGACAACGGGGAGCATTGGTTCATGAGGTTCGGTCAGCGCACGGATGAGGGCACGATGCGTATGCCGCTGCGTAGCGTGCTGGATTGCGCAAGGCGCTTGCTGAATGGATGACCACATCACTGAGGCGCAGTATGTGGATGCGTTGTATCGCACCAAGCTGGATGCTTATACACAACGGGCGTTCACTCTGTTGCAGCCCGGAAGAACATACGACTGGAATTGGCATATCGATTGTATCTGCGAGCATTTGCAGGCGGTATTTGACGGCGAGATACCGCGACTGATTATTAACGAGCCGCCGCGCTCGCTTAAGTCGGTGCAGGTAGCGCAGATTTACCCAACATGGGTATTGGGCAAGCAGCCACATCACCAGTTCATTGGCGCGAGTTATTCCAGCAAGCTATCCAAGCGCAATGTTGTTGCAGCGCGAAAAATCATGCAGGACGAGTGGTATCAAGGGCTATTTCCAAATACTAAGCTGGAAACCGAAGCTGCCGAGCACTTCACCACCACCAAGAACGGCCAATATATGGGTGCCGGTATGACAGGCACCATCACGGGCTTTGGCGCGGATACGCTCCTCATGGATGATATTATAAATCCGCAGGAAGCGGCCTCGGATACCATGCGGGCCAGCACCATCGAGCAGATGCGTGGCACGCTGTTCAGCCGCTATAACGACGAACGCATAGCCAAAACCATTCTCATTATGCAGCGGGTGCACGCAGATGATCCTACGGGCAACCTGATGCAGGACGCTGGCTGGCATTTATTGAAGCTGCCTGCCGAGTTCACCAAGAAAACCATTATCGAAATCCGTGGCCGCAAGTGGGTTAAAGAACCGGGCGAATTACTATTCGAAGCTCGCTTATCCAAGGCCACGCTGGCACAAAAGAAGATCGACCTTGGAACCTATAACTACGTTGGCCAGTACGATCAGGAACCTGTACCGCTTGGCGGCGGCGACTTCAAGGACGGCTGGGTACAATTCTATAATCCCGGCAGTATCAAGCCTAAGGACATGAATATCGCTATCATTGTCGATCAGGCGGGCGGCGAGGATTTAAACAAGAAAAAGAAGAAGTTAAGCGATTGGACGGCCATTTTGGTGATTGGCTTGGCTTCGGATAATAACTATTACGTTCTCGATATGGTACGTGACCGGGTAAATCCTACCGAGCGCATCAACCTGATTTTCATGATCCACAAGCACTGGAATGCCTTGACGGGAAAACCGCCGAAGGTCGGGGCCGAACAAGTTGGATTGGCCACCGATTACCATTACCTGAAGGAAAAGCAGAAGCAGGAATCCTATCACTTTCCAGTCATTGCCCTTGGCAACCAGTATGCAGAAGGCGGTCGATTCGCTATTTCCAAGGAAGAACGCATCCGCAAGATGATCCCAATCCTAGAGGCTAGCCGATGGTATATGCCTGCAACCTTGAAGTATATTGACGGCGAAGGCAGAACATGGGATTTGGTAAAAGAGTTTACGGATGTAGAGTTAAAAACCTTTCCCAAGTCCAAGTATGATGATATGATCGACTGCGCTTCACGCATTTTAGACCCAGAACTTGCGATGATATTTCCCAAGCTAAAAATAGGTACCGTTGCTAAAGCACGCAGGCTTGCGGCTGCTGGCGAGCAGTCCGATGATTGGAACGAGTGGTAATGGCTGCGCGCGATTTTAAATATGAACCACAACAATTTGTAAGCATTAAGGCTTATGGTTTGAATTATAGTGGTAGAATTTTAGAATGTATTTGGGATGGAAAGAACAATTTATATCGCACTGAATTTGCAAGCGATGGAAAGATAGATTGCCGATCATTTCTGGAAGATGAGATTGAGTAATGGACTCCGACACAAAACTCGCCGAGCGTTTTAAAAAAGAACACGAGCTTGCAAGCCGTGGCCTAAGCGTCCAAAGGGACAATACGGTTTACTGTCAAACCTATTATAACTCCCCAACCAGCCAATATTGGGACGCCATCCGCTACGGCGACGAAACCGGCATGCGCAGACGCCGTGGCTTGGTGCGCTTTCAGAAAATCCAGCAGCATATCGACTCTATCGTTGGTTTCATGGCGCAGAACAGACGCCAAGCCAAATACATCGCTCGTGTGAGCAACAATCAGGCGATGCAGTTATATTCGCGTAACATGAATGCGCTGTATTCATACCACCGCGAAAACATGAATGCCGACCAGTTGGAGAGCAAGCAAGATTTGGATTTGGTGGTCTGCGGCTATGGTGCCATCGATACTGACCTTAGCTATGTGATGGGACGCAGTACCAGTTTGCCGGGTGGTGAGATTGTCAAGATGCGTCTCGACCCCATGCGCGTCTATTGGGACCCGGCGGCGCGTGCGCCGAACGTCGAGGATCGGCGCTTCTGTGGCTATTATCAGGATTACGATTTGAAGGATGCGCTTAATCTATTCCAGAACAGCAAGAAGGAAGATTTTGAGTTTGTCAGCGAAACCGAAGTCGAAGATAAAGCAGGCTAAGTATTTAATCCATGGGGTGGCTTGTACGACAAGATCAAGCTGAACGATTCAGTTGAATGGGCGTCCAAAGAAGAAAACATGGTACGGGTTTATAACCACCAATGGTTTGAATACGAGACATTCTACCGCGCCCGCAATCCGCTTTACGACATGGACGATCCGGCCACGGTGATGCTGGCCAAGCTGCGCTTGGATGTTATTGCTTCGCAGCTTAAATCCTATCAGCCGGACGGTTTGGATGCCGGAGACTTGTTCGACTTTAATCCCAGTGCAGAAGAACTGACATTCGATGAAGCCACCAAGCGCAAACTGGTTGGGGAGTTTGGTTCGCTGATTAAGCCCGTGCCGTACAAGCGCAAATGCTATTACACGATGGTGATTAGCGGCGAGCATATTTTCACTAAATTCAAGAATGTATCGCAGCAAGGATTCTCAATCCAGTTCAAGACCGGGCAGTACAACGAGCGCGGCAAGTTCTGGCTTGGTATGTGCAATGCGATGATCGAGCCGGAAAAGTATTATAACAAGGCGCTGACCGAGTTGATGTTTGCTATCGCCAGCAACTCCAAGGGCGGCGTGATGGTTGAAGAAGGTGCGGTTGAGGATTTGGCCGACTTCGAAACCAAGTGGGCCAAGACGGATGCGGTGATTATCGTCAACGAAGGCGCGTTGGCTAACCAGAAAATTCAGGAAAAAGCTCGTCCTGCCTTGCCTACTGGCTTGCAGGATATCATCACGATTTCCGAAGCGGCTATTAGCTCGAACGGTGTCGATCCGGCATTTCTTGGCGAGGCGAACAACGACGAAACGGGCATTCTCTACAAGCGCCGTATTCGCCAGATTATCAGCAAGATGTGGTGGGTAGCGGATGCCAGTACGCTTTACCAGAAAGAAGATGCGCGGCTGTGTGCCGATCTTATTCGCGTTTGGTTGCAGAACAATACTGGAGAATGGATCAGGATTACAGGACCAGATGGTGCAGACCAGTTCCAGCAGATCAGCGAAGATATGATGGCTCCTGCCTACGATGTGGACATTCAGGAAGCGCCGCAGACGCCAGAGGACAAAGAGCAAGTGGCTGGGCTTATCAGTGGCATGGGCGACAAGTACCTTAGCGTGCAGGATATCGCACGTGCTTCGGCGCTGCATAACCAAGCGGTACAAATGCTGCCCATTGACGGCGATATCAAGAATCAGATCGCGCAAACGCTTGTCGGCAACAACCAGACGGTTCCGCTGCAGCAATATCAGCAATTACAACAACAGTTGCAGGCGGCTACCTCGATGCTTACGCAGGCGCAAGTTGAGGAAATCAAGAGCAAGACAGCGCTTAACCTTGCCAAGGTGCATGAGAGTGGGGCTACGGTGCGTGAGAAGGTTTCAAGCTCGTTTAAGAATCTTGAGGATGCCAAACAGAAGCATGAAGAGACGCGCGTGATCCAGAGGCACGCGTCTTCAGCAAACATTACAGTCTAACCGGAGGGAACATGAGTACGTGGAAAGAACGCGAAGAAGAAATCCAGAAGCAGATTAACGAGGCTAAAGCCAAGGAGGAAGAAAATGCGGATA